CATATGTTAGAAGTGCCAAAAACTTTGTTTTTTGCTTTAAATCAAGATATGACTCATGCTTACTGGATTAAAGGATTAACTGCTTTAGCTTTTCCATATTGGGAAATGAGAGATGATACAAAGCATGAACTTTATTATGATATTCCAAAGCATTTATTTAAATATGTGGATTTAACTGAATTGTTTTAATGACTACAAAAGCCGAAAAAGACCATTATTCAAAATTAGCTAGGCTAGGATGCATATTATGTCGGCAATTATCTGTAAGGGAAATAGACGATTCTCCAGTTGAAATTCATCATATAAGACGATTTGGCGGCAAACGTAGCCTTGCACCAGCAATAGGACTTTGTGCTCATCATCATAGGATTGGAGATAATGCGGTACATCAACTGGGAAAAAAAGCTTTTGCTAGGTATTGGTCGTACAGCGAAGAAGATCTTTTAGAAAAAACAAATGACTTATTACAAGAAAAGAGTGGATGAAAACCAAAAGCAAATAATTCATACTTTTATTGCTTTGGGTGCTTCTGTTCTTAATCTTTCTAGGGTTGGAGAAGGTTGTCCTGATATTTTAATAGGCTACAAAAAACACAGCGTTCTTTGTGAAATAAAAAGGGATAATAAAGCTCCCTATACAGAATCTCAGGTCAAATTTATGCAAAACTGGAGAGGTGGTGCAATAAGCAGAATAGATTCAATTGATGCTGCCATTAGATTAATTAAAATGCTTGACATGGATAATGGATAAGGCAAAATAAGCAAAGCTACGATTTGTAGCTTCTTTTGCAAAAGGAAAATTGAAATGGCAATGGGCAAAACAACTAATCCAAACAGCACTAAAGGCGTACCAGCCAAGGGTGTAGTAGTTCCAAAAGGTGCTGATGCAGCCGATACTAAAGGCGAACGTCATGCTAAAGCAGTTCGTGGCGGTGTGGCAATGGGCAAAGAAGATGCTATTGGCTCTGACAAAGAGTTCAATACTGGTCGTACTTCTGGCATTTGCTACGAACATAAGCGTACAGCTTATGGCGTAGAAGATAAATACGAAAAAGACCCAATGTAATGCGAAAGCCCTGGGTGCGTGACCTCCCAAGGCTTTCTAACCACAATTAATCGGAGAAACTGTGGCTATAAAAGAGCATAAAGACACTTGTAATTTATGTCGATTTTTTTCTTTTGGGGAAAGAATGGGCATTTGCAAGCGTTTTCCTATTGTGCAAAACAAATCAAATGATGATTGGTGTGGGGAATGGCAACCCTTGAAAAACCATGTAATTGAAGCCATAACTACTGGGTTAACTGTTACTTTTACTGAAGAACAGCCAAAAAAGAAACCAGGAAGGCCTAAAAAATCATGAAACTTAAGCCATTAGCAGACAAAATCGTAGTCAAACCTGACGTGCGTGAGCTATCTAGCATCATTATTGTTGATAATAAAGAAGTAGAAAACATGGGAACTGTCGTAGCGGTAGGCCCAGGTAAGAAGCTTTCTGGTGGTCGCAGAGAAGATATGCCTGTTCAAGTAGGAGCTAGAGTTCGCTTTGGCACTATGAACGATGACAAAGGCGAGGAGTATCTTAAATACTTCCCTTATGTTGAGGATGGCGTCAAATACCTTGTAATGTCATGGATGGATGTGTGTTTTATGGAGGTTGAAAATGCTTAAATTCTTTAAAAAATGCTGGCCTTGGAAGTCAAAATCTATGACTGCTACTGAAATCATTACTTCATGGGCTAAATTTAGCAATGAAGATGAAAAACTTGCTGAACGAGAAAGAATATTTCAAGAAAGTATTAAACGCAAACCAGCCCTTAAAAAGGCTACAACTAGGAGCAAAACTATGCCATTAGTAAAATCAGCTAAACCAGCAGCATTTAAGAAAAATATTGCTACTTCTGTGAAAGAAGGCAAACCTGTTAAACAAGCTGTGGCAATCGCCTATAGCGAAAAAAGAGCAGCAACTAAAAAAACTACCAAAAAGGACAAAAAATGATTCAATTTACTATTGCCCAAATCAACGAACTTCTAGCAGAACTAGGGAAGATTCCTTATGCTTATTCAGCACCATTAATTGATGGCATTAAAAAGATTGCCAATGAGCAATTAGCAGAACAGGCTAAACAAGCAGAAGAACCAGTAGCAGTAGGTGTTACTCCGGTAGAAGTAGAATGACCGCACCTAACGTCTATTTGCCCTATCCTTATCCGCAGTCTATTGAAGAAGTAGAAGCGGATATGAACGCTATCATCTATCAGCCTGAAGTACCCCAAGAGCTGCAAGACCAATATACAAACCTTAAAAACAGTCCTGAAGTCCAAGCTGATGTAGACCAAGCAGAGGCTAATAGTGACAGTATGGCTAATGAATAGTAATATGTGCTTAAATAATAAGCAACTTGCTTAAAAAATAGGCAGAAATATCATGGACATAGAAGTTGATTCAACTATTGATAAAGGTGGTGCTCCTGAAGGCAATCAAAATGCCAAGAAGGGCAAGCTCTTTTACGACCAGTTAAGAATGGTTTTGATTCAGAACGACAAGTTTAAGCTGCGTAAGATTGCAGACAAACTTGTTGAATCTGCTGAAAAAGGTGAATCGTGGGCTATTAAAGAGATTATGGATAGGATGGATGGAAAAGCCGTACAAGCTACAGAAATTAGTGGCCCTGATGGTTCAGATTTAGTAAAAGGCATAGCAATAACCTTTGTAGAACCTGATGGAAACAAAGAAGGACAATAACGGCTTTATTTGGCCCCAGTTTCCTGCCAAATTAAAATGCCTATTTGAGCCAAAGAATAGCCGTTTCCGAGTGCTTTTTGGTGGGAGAGGTGCTGGCAAATCGGTCAGCGTGTCTAGAGCTTTACTTTGCAAAGGTATTGAAAAACCCTTAAGAATCCTATGCGTTCGTGAATTTCAGACATCTATTAAGGATTCTGTTCATAAACTATTGGTAGATCAAATACATGAATTAAAGCTTGATGCCCATTACGAAGTAACTCAAACTACTATTCGTGGAACTAATGGCACAGAATTTATATTTGCTGGGATTAAAAATAATGTCAACAACCTTAAGTCAATGGCTGGAATTAACTATGCGTGGCTGGAGGAGGCTAATAACGTAAGTTTCAATTCCTATGAGGTTTTAATACCTACAATTCGTGAACAAAATAGCGAAATATGGATTACTTTTAATCCAGAACTTCCTACAGATGAAACTTATAAAAGATGGGTTCTAAATCCACCACCTAATGCAATAGTTCAAAAGGTTAATTGGAACGATAACCCTTGGTTTCCTGAAGTATTGGATATTGAACGGCAAACCCTTAGAACTAGGGATTTTGAAGCTTATCAGAATGTATGGGAAGGCTTTACAAGGTCAACCATTGATGGAGCTGTATTTGCTAAAGAAATGGCTAGAGCAGAGCAAGATCAGCGAATAACCAATGTGCCTTACGATGCTACTAAGCCAGTAATGGCGGTATTTGATATTGGATGGGCTGATGCAACTGCGGTTTGGTTTGTTCAATTTGTAGGCATGGAAACCAGGCTAATTCGTTATTTTGAAACAACTCAGACCACAATCAGCGAGATATTGGCTAGGATGCAGACATTCGGATATGTCTATGACACCTTATATTTGCCTCATGATGCTCAGAATAAGACTTTGGCTGCCAATGGTAGGAGCTTAGAAGATATTGTTCGCAACTCAGGCTATAACGTCAGAATTATTGGCAAGGTTCCTATTGCTGACTCAATCAATGCTGCAAGAACCATATTTGGATCATGTTATTTTGACAAAAATAATACGGCAGCAGGGCTAGATTGTTTGCGACATTATCGGTACGATGTAGATCCAGATACCAAAGCTTTTAGTCAAAAGCCACTTCATGACAATTATTCGCATGGAGCAGATGCTTTTAGGTACATTGGGCTTATGATTCAAGAGAAGAAAGTTGTGAAACGTAAGCCGATGAATTATGATGTGTCAAGCTGGATGAGCTAACAAGGAACTAATATGGCGGTCTATGACTCAGGCAATGGTGGTATCTATTCCACAGAAGATGGCGATGATTACGAATCAGGAGTAATTGAAGAAGCTAAAGAGTTTCTGCGATTTTGTTCCGACAATGATTCAAACAACCGAGTAGAGGCTTTAGACGATCTAAAGTTTGCTGGTGGTGATCAATGGCCTGTAGAAATCCAAAATAGCCGACTTTTAGAGTCTAGACCTTATTTGACCATCAACAAGATTGATGCGTATTGCCGACAGATTACCAATCAACAACGTCAGCAACGGCCTCGTATGAAGGCTCATGGCATGAATAATGATTCTGATGAAAAGATAGCAGAGATCATTACAGGCATTTGCCGACATATTGAAAACCAATCTGATGCTGATTCTGCTTACGATAATGCTTTTGATTTTGCAGTTCGTATGGGATGGGGCTTTTGGCGCATTACCCATGACTATCCAAAACCAGATAGTTTTGATCAAGAAATCTACATTAAGCGCATTGAAAACCCATTTATGGTGTATTTCGATCCTAATTCCAATGAGCCTGATGGCTCAGATGCAGAGAAATGCTTAATTACTGAAGTGATTAGCAAGGAAGCTTTTCGCAAAATGTACCCAGGCGCAGACGATGGAGGCGGTTTTACTCCTCGTGGCACAGGCGATAGCCAAAGCGAATGGATTACAAGGGAAGATATTCGTGTAGCAGAATACTTCTATACAGAACGCAAGCGCATGAAATTGCTGCTTTTGTCTGATGGAACCACTTGCTATGAAGATGAAAAGCCTAAAGAAACAGTCATGCAAGATGCTGGCATTTATGTCGTTTCTAAGCGTGAAACCATTAAAAAGCAAATTAAGTGGTGTAAGTTAACTGGTATGCAGATCCTTGAACAAAGGGATTGGGCTGGTAGTTATATTCCTGTTGTGCCTGTTTATGGTCAACAACTCATTGTGGATAGCAAGAAGAAAAAGTTTGGCCTTACTCGTATGGCTAAAGATCCACAGCGTATGTATAACTTTTGGTCAACTGCTCTTACTGAATCTGTTGCCCTTGCTCCAAAGGCTAAATTCCTTCTTGCAGAAGGTCAGGATGAAGGTCATGAAATGGAATGGAATCAGGCAAACATCAAGTCGATGCCTGTATTGCGTTACAAACAAACTGACTCTGAAGGCAGAACAGCTCCAGTTCCTACAAGGATTCAGCCAGAGCCACCTCCAGCAGGAATGGTCACAGCATTACAAGGTTTAGATGGGGATTTAAAAGCAGTTGTTGGTATTTATGATCCAACTCAGCTTCCAAACGGCAATCAATCTGGAAAAGCCATAAATGGTATGCAACAGCAAACCGATATGACTAACTTCCATTATTACGACAATCTGACTCGTTCTATTCGTCAAACTGGGCGAATCATTGTTGACCTGATTCCCCATATTTATGACAAAGAACGAGTATTGCGAATCATTGGCGCAGATGGCAAAGGTGAGTTAGTGACTCTTAACCAGCCAGGCGTTGATGATCAAGGCGTTGAAAAAGTATTAAATGATGTAACTGTAGGTCAATATGACGTGGTGATGGAAACAGG